GGCTGCTGCTGCGTCGGCGGGTTCCATGGGTCGACCGGAGCCGGCGCATATCCCTGATTCGGGGCCTGCATGGGCTGCTGGGGCGCGTACTGCTGCTGCGGGTATGCCGGCTGGGCTTGCTGCATGCCGGGCTGCTGGGGTTGGTTCATGGCGAGGTCGGCCGGCGACTGGTGTTCGATCACGTATTCGAACAGTTTCGGCGCGTTCATGCCGGGCTTCGCCTCGCCGAAACCGGTGAACGTGGCCGTGAAACGGTCGCCAGGCCGCACTTCTGCGGCCTTCCTCAGCCCGGCGTTGTGCAACGCCTGAAGCCATGCGTGGCGCTGGAGGCCGAAGCCCTTGATGTACACGGTGCGCCGGCCGTCATCGTCCTCCACCATCGGATCGGTGATGCCGGTGTTGATGGTGACGAGCACCTGCATCTGCGGCTGTCCGTCATCGAAGAACTTCGGCTGGCGGGACTTGAAATCGCGGATCTGGTTGGCGGTCACGTTCTCGATGATTCCGCTGATCGATGTGCCGGGCTGTTCGAATTTCGCGCCCTTGCTGCTCTGCGATTCGATGCTGGCAAGCATCTGCTCCGGGGTCATGGACACGGCCGGGCGTGCCGGCGGCTGACCATACCCCTGCTGATACCCCTGTTGGGGGTAACCCTGCTGCGGGTAACCATACTGTTGCTGTGGCTGTCCGAACATGATTGTTTTCCTTTCGTTATTCGGTGAACTGGTATTCGGATTCGATTAGGGGGATGAGTTGGAGCCATTTGTCGGGCACGTCCGGCCACGGCTTCTCGTCGAACTCGGGAAGCGCGCTCATATCCGGCCAGACCCGGCCCTTGCAGGAGAAGCACTTGTCGGGTCCGGCCGCCGGCAACTGTTTGATCCAGCTGTCGCGCACGTCGGGGCCCTCCGCCTGCTCCACGCAATCCATGAGGTTGACGAGCAGTTGGGCGCGGCTCAACGCCCATTTGCCGGGCTCCGGGTCGAACCTTGTCTCCCAAGGCAAAGCGTCGCCCAAACTGGTCTTGTTGCTGGGCAGGAAGTAAATGCAGTTGCGCTCCACCCGTTCGCCCTCGTTCTGCAGGCCCATGCCGTAGAGCGACGCCTGTATCCGGTATTGTTGCGATGGGCCGTGGGCCTTGACCTTGGTGACGGTTGTGTTGCCGACGTTCTTCCAATCGATGGTGCTATGGGTTTTGCGATCCCAGAGGTCGATCGAACCGGTGACGTCGTAGCCGCCGTGCAGGCCCTGCAATCGGCCTACGGTGACGCGATATTCGCTGCGCCAGCGCTCCACGAGTTCGGTCACGTTGTCCTCACTCGTGTAGAGGAACTGGTGCGCAGGATCCCTGTTCAGCTCGCGGAACATCTGCTCGAAGTGCTCGTGCACGCACGTGCCGATGAACGGCCGCCAACCCGGCGAACGACGCTCCGGCCAGCCCGCCAGTTTCGCCGCGAGGCAATGCACGCAATCCGTTCCCAGTTCGGATGGGCCTATCTCACGCTGCAGCTCACGCGGAGCGTTCTGGATATCCGCTTCGATGAGCTGGCGGATCTCCGGCCACAATCGTGGTTCCTCCATCGTGTCCGTCTTGGTTTTCGGCGTTGCCGGCGGCTTGTCCATATCGGGTGCCGACTGCGTCATGGGCGGCACGTCGACGGGTATCGCGTCACCCTGCTGTTGGGCTTGTGCGACGGCGAGAATGGCCTCATTCATGCTCACGGGTTTTCACCTCCTTGAGAAAGTCGTTGATCTGTTTCTTGATGTCCGCCAACGCGGTCCGGTTGAGCCGTGTGATGACCACCGCCTCGTTGACGTTGTCGAAACGCAGCGTGTAGGTGCCGTCATCCGCCGGCATGATGATTACCGGTACGCTGCCGAAGGTCATCGAATGAACGTCTTTGAATCCCTTGCCCTGCGCCTCCAATTCGCGCGTCGCCTTGTGGATGCGTCTGGCGACGGTGAGGCCCAGCTCGTCGAGCTGCTCGGAGCGGATGACGTACAGGTCGTCGGTCAGCTCGTTGCCGTCCTCGTCGTGCAGGTCGTAGTCGGCGATGGCGCTTTCCACGATCTGGGCGATGCCCAGGCTGGACAGTTCTGCGTTCATGAGACCACCACCGTCGGCTTGCTGCTCATCGCGTAATCGGCCACCGCGTCCGCCGACAGCAGCTTCTCCAACTGGCTGAGCGGGCGCGGCCGCAACTGGTAAGCTCCGGGATACTTGGTGGCCGGGTAGGCTTTTTCGAACGTGCCGGCGTTGATGCGGCGCGCGCCCGGCTTGACCTGCACTTTCAGGTTGCCGGCCTGGTAGGTGCCGACAGGATGCGAGTCGAGAATCAGGGATTTGAGATTGTCGATTTCCTCCTGTCGGCTGGCGATCTCGGCCTGCAGTTCGACGATGCGCGCCGCCTGCGCGGCGAACAATCCTTGGCGCAATTCCCCGTCCGGGTTCACGGCCTCCGTGGTTTCAATGGTTGACGTGTCATTCGCAGTCATTTGATGTGCCTTTCACGATGATTTGGGCGTAGGTGGGATACCACGCCGTCTGATGCTTGGTCTGGTTCGTGTGCCGGTTGCAGCAGGTGACCGCCTCGTCCAGTCCGGTGGGCTTGCCGAGCGGCCCGCATGTCCTGCAACGCGGCATCCAGAGACGCCGGTCAGGCATCCTGCCTGTCCTTGGAGGTGAGTCGCAGTCCGGCGATGATGTCCGCCGAAGCGTCCGGGTTGCGCAGCAGCTTCGATATGGCCGCGCCTTCCTTGACGGTCAGTTGGGCGATGGCGATGGCCGACGTGACGGCCGTATGCTGCTCGTTGGTGAGTATGATCTTGTCGGACAGCAACAGTTTGGTGGCCTTGTCGATGAACGTGGATGCGGCGTTCGTGATCCCGTTCGCGGTCGGCACCAGGGCCGCCAGTTCGAAGCTCAGGTCCTCGTCGGATACGAGCGCCTGTTGCACCATGCGTGGCTCGTTGATAGGCTTGCTCATGATTGTTTCCTTTCCTTCGGCTCCCATTCGGGGAGCGGCTTGATTCGGATATAGAGGTGCGGCTCGTACTCGTGCCCGCAACAGGTGTAGGGGTCGCCGCTCTTGCGCTTCCGGTAGCGGCCCTTCGACCCGTAGACCCATAGGTCGGGCATCCGCTTGCTGGCGTGGGATTCGACGACCTGCGCGTCATCCACGTAGGCGACGCCGTTCAATGAATCCAAAACCAGCTTCAGCAGGTTGTCGAGGTCGGGCCGACCCCTATGGCTCATCCAGAACTCCGCCTCCAAGCGCACGGGGCATTGGAACGGTTTCGCCTGCGGGTATTTCAACCGGAATTCCGCGAACAGGCGTTCCTCCGCCCTGACGGTGCGTTTCGGAGTGATCGCGTGCCCGTTGTAGACGCGGGGCCTGCCCTTCGGCACCGGGTCGCCCGGCAAGCAGAGCGTGAACTCACTTTGTTCCATCGCCGCCCCACTTCAACAGGATTCCCACGAACATGAGCGGCAGGATGACCGCCAATGCGAGCGAGCCGGTTATCATCCACTGCGGCGTACCCACCGGACTGGGGATGCGGCTGTGCGTGCCGGCGAAACCGACCAGCCAACCCTCGCAGAACGTGAGAGCCAGTAATACGGCCGATTTCTGCCCGTCCGTTAACCTCGGCCGGGGTCGGCGCATACGCTTCTTTTTGCGCAATGCTTCGATGCTCATTCCGCAACCTCCTTGCGCTTGCGTTGGATGGCACGCAGCAGGGTCAGCGACTGGCTGAGGATCATCGACGCCTCGAACGCCAACGGGTTCTCACCCAGCTCGAACAGCGCGTGTTCGAGAGAGCCGGCCGCGTCATGCACGTCACTGGCCACATCGACGGCGTGCTGCCACTGATCGACCGGATGGAACAATCTTTCCTCCACGGTGTCCTTGTCTGGATCGCACACCGGACAATCGCACTTGCCGGTTTCCGGCTGGCACGTCTCCTCGTCCAACTCCTTCTCCAACTCAGCCTCTCCTCCCTCAAGCAGCTGCTCCATGAGCTCCTTGAATGACATTCCCTTCGGGATCTCGACGCCGATGGCGTGGATTCCGGTAATCTTGTGTCCTGACATCACTTGTTTTCCTTTCAATGTGATTGGTGATGTTGGTGCCGGCGTGAACCTTGGACAGTGCGACGCCGGCACCTCTTCCTTTTCTCCCGGTTTTGAATCCGGGAAACCCTTATTCGCCGTAGACCAGCTCCTTGCGGCTTATCGCGCACCGCCGGTCCCGGTAGTCGATGACCTCCTGTGGATTCCAAACGAGCCTGCGGCCTACGCGTTTCGGCGCGGGCGGATACCGGCCTCCCCACTTGTCGTGGCACGACCACACGTAGAGACTGCCCTTCGAGACACCAAGGAAGCTCGCCACCTTGGCGATCGGCCAGCCGTCAAGAGACGATTCGATTTGACTACCGGCCATCACGCACCCGCTTCCAAGTCAAGGGGAGTGCAGCCCAGATACTTCTGGATGAGGTACTGCTGGCCCTTGGGCGTGACCTTCGTCGTGAAGTTCAACGACACATGACCATCCGAATGGGCGATCGATGTTTCCTTGACCTCGAACAAACCCAGTTCCATGCTCTTCTGCGTCGGCATGTTCGGATTCCCGTTGCGCTTCATCAGGAAACCGTCCTCACGCAATTGCTTGAACAACCGGTTCTGGCCGGTCTTCACGCCGTTCTGTTTGAGGATCTTCGCCAATTCGCCGATCAGAATGCTCCTCTTGCTCGTGGCCACCGCGTCCGCGAACAACACCTTCGGCTTCTGCTCGTCCAACTGCTTCCGTTGTTCTTCGATGGTCTTCTGCGCGATGAGCACCGCGCGCGCCATCGTCTCCTCCGGGGTCTCGCCCTGGGGAATGTAACCGCCGGTACGACGGATCTGGGGCACTACCTCGTCGAACAGCCAATGCTCGAACTCGACCGCGCTGGTGAGCTTGCTGCTGGCGATGAGGCGGTACACGTCGCCTTCGGTGATGAATACCATCTGTTGGATTCCACCGGCCGTCTCAAGGGGTCTGCGAATCACCGACCCCTTGCAATGCTGCTTAACGGCATCGGCCGGGCGCTTGTATCCGAGTGCGGTGGCGACGTGCTTCGCGCAGAACAGCACCGTCCCGTTCCCGGTGGTCACCGTGGCGACCGGGTTGCCCCGAAACTCGAAGGGCTGTACATTGGATTCAGTCATTTTGGACCTTCTTTCAATCTGACATTCGCCGCCGCTCCAATCGGCGGCATTTTTTTGTGGCTAGAATCTGAGCCATGTGGAAATGGCTGGCGGACAACTGGATGGGATTGACGGCGTTGCTGCTGTCCTTCGACGCGGAACGACGCCTGTACCTCTCGACCGATTGGGGAGTGGATAAGACGGATGGGGACGGGTGGATACTGCGCAACAACGGGTGGCTCACCGAACGAGACATTCGGGTGACGCCGACTGGCGGCGCTATCGTCGAATACCGTGGAGCCTCCAAGCTCAAGCGCCATGAGTCCGGCACCGTCATCGTCGCGATGGTCGAGACCTCGAAATCGAGAGACATCCGCGTATCCTCGCGAAGAATCCTGTTCCGGCATTCCCGGATCCTGTCCCTATAGACCCCGGCCCGACATCCACGGGCTCGAGCCCACGGAGACAGAAATCGATGTCTTCCTTGTCGCAGACGACGAGTCCCGTGTATTCGACCCAGCATTTGCCGTCATCAAACACGCGAACCGTCATCGGGTGGCCGTCCAACCATCTGACACGATCCATGTCGATGCTGAGAATACGAATCAGCGCACGGGCCCTCTCACGTTCCGCGCCGCCAAGCCGGTAGGTCCTAACCATCACGCCACCGCCTTTTGATCGTCCAGAATGAACTGGTTGTTGAGGAAGTCGCTGGGCTGATATCCGGTGAGGTTGGCGAAGGCCTCGATGTCCGTGAGGGACAGGTCGACTTTGCCGTTGATGCGGCGCGAGACTACGTCGGCCGATTGGTTTGTTTGTTTGGCATAGTCCGCGACGCTGATTTTTCGTGCGGCCATCACGGCTCTGATTCGAGCCGCCGCTTGTTCGCTGAGCTTTGTCACGGTTGTCCTCCTTTGTGTTCCGTGTTTGAGCGACAGCTACAGTATGCACGTTATAACGTGCAGCATCAAGTGTCGGCGTGTCGTATTTACGCGCATTACTTTTCTTTTACGTTACTGCGACATGCATTCAATTGCGTGTTAGCGTAAATACGCGCTATAGTAGGGCACATGGGACATGGAAAGATTGGTGTCAGCGATTTCGCGCTGACGGTAAGCGCCGCCATCAGAGCGCAAATGGGAATACGCCGCATCTCCAACAGGGAAATCGCGAAACTCATCGACCGAGGCGCGACCTACGTCAACTCCCGAATCAAAGACGAAAACGAATGGGCCCTCGGCGACATCGAAAAACTCTGCGAACTCTGGAACATGACACCATGCGAACTCATCGAATCCGTCAACACCGAGCAGTCTCGTGTGGCTGAAACCCTCAACAAGCTCAAACGCGGCGACCTCGACATCGCCGCCTACGAGGACGAGCACAAATACGACGGGGACGGGGACGAGCCGGCGTGAGCGTTCACGCTTGAAACTCTAAATAGGTTCAAACCGTTGGAAACATTGGCCTCCCATCATTTTGTACACCACTACAAAATGATAGGAACAGAGAGATGAGGACAAATGGATAAAGAAGCCATCAAACGATACGCCAACGACCTCGACGCCATCGCCAACAATGAGGATGACGTGGAATTCTGGTACGCCAGAAGAGTAAGTGGGTGATTCGATGACGCTGCCATTGTCGCCGCGCATGAGCTACGGGCAGATGCGCATGGCATTGTACGACGTTGCACCAGACCTGCATGTGGCCAGCGCGTGGCTTCCCGGCAAACTCGACGGCATATACTGCCTCGCCACCAACACCGTGCTCATCGACCGGCGCATCACCTACACGCGCAAACGCTGCGCCCTCGTCCACGAACTCGTCCACTGGCAACACGGCGACGACACCAGCAACGGCTGCCGCGGCGGCAAACTCGAACAACGATGCAGACACGAGACCGCGATACTGCTTATCAACCCGGCCGAATACGCTTTGGCCGAACGTATGTATGACGGCAACCCGTACCAATAGCCGCCGAGCTCAATGTCACCATCCAAATCATCCAGGATTATCGACAGTGGCTACATGACAACGTGACTGTATAGGAAGAGGATGAAATGAAGAAAACGATTACACTTCTATTTTGTATGGCTATGGTTGTGTCCTTGGCCTCTTGCGGGGAACCCGCGCCATTGACTGAAGGACATGCCCTTACCGCATGTAAACGTCAAGCAAAAATCGAAGCGCCCAAAGGTTTTTACTACAAGCTCAGCAATGTGGATATAACCGATAATGATGATGGAACTATTCGCGTTATCTTCAACGATGCAACGGTTAATCAGTCTGTAGTCCAGACGGTCGTGTGTGACGTTGGAGGAACAAATGACCGGCCGTCGATACTGACATTTGGAGATATTCGCGGATTGAACAACGAGTCAGACAAGCAGGACACGAGTGAGCAACTAAAACAGCAGTCCGGAGAGAAATCTGGAGAGACGGCTTTTCTTTCCGCAACTGTAAAGATCATCGATGGTGATATTCAGATAAACACGAGCGGCAAAGTTGAATATAGTCCGCTGATTACCGTTTATTCCGTTACTGGCGATGAAGCCTCGTTCCTCCCGCTCGGGAATGATGCTAATACCATCGTGAAAGCAGACGGAAGCAAAACATCGATTTCTTCTTCCGACTACACATGGAAGTATGACCAAAAAGGTGATGCAACATTCAGTATCAGCCTTAACCCTGCCGAATATATGGGGATAAGTGACCCTATCGACAGAGTGGAGTTGGCCGCATATATGAGGTCAGCAAAACGCACAATAGGCAAAAACATCGTATTGAATTTCGATTAGAAAGAATTGCCCTATCGGTCTTGCACACCGATAGGGCGGTTGAAGAATCCAGCTAGTTCAAGAAAGGAGGACGCTTCGCCTACCTATCATAGCCGATAGGCCTGGCGGAGCTATACCCCCCGTTGTCTAAATGAAAGTGCAACACCCGTTAGATTGGAAATTGCCTAGAAAACCAGTCCGAAGGGATGTCGCACCTATGGGAGAAGTAT